TGAAAGCCATTTGAATAAGCTTGAATGATTGCTTCCTTAACCTTCGCTTGTAGCGTGTCGTTGTCTGCTTCGCGTGGATCAATGATGGTGTCCATGAAGCGATGTAATTGCTCTATCTCGTTCATCGGATTACTTGAGTTTTAACTTCTGTTAGTTGAATACCTTGGATGCTTTCCATCTTAGTGATCTCCATCGCTTTTGGAAGCTTGCGGAGTAACTCTGCCACATCAAACATCTCTGCTTGCATCAGTGTCCAGAGCAGTGTTGCCCAATCAACTTCGCCAACAATCTCCGCTTTTTTGCTGATGCGTATGTTCTTTGTGTGGTCGAGCTCAAGTGTTGTGGTTGTGGTGGCATCGGTGAAATTGGCGAAGATGTCACTCACATCGCTTGTGCTTGCTGACTTCAGCGCATCGACTGCATCCTGCGCAATCTTTGCATCTGCAATAGCTTTTTGTAGGTCAATCCATTGCGAGTAGGCAAGCATCATCAGCTTGCGGTCTTCGATGTATTGCTTAAGCGGAGCGATGGCATCGCGCTCAACATCCATGATTGACTTCTTGTAAGCATCGAGCGGAGAAGTCACCATCTTGCGATTGATTTCAATATGCTTAATGGCATCGTTAGCGGCCTTGATGGAAGCTGCGCTCATGTCATAGGTGAGCTTATCTTCGATTCGCTGCGGAGCTGATTGGATCATGCTCTGCGCCTTGAGTACTTCGGCTGAGTTTAAAGCCTTGTAGAACTCCGAAATGTTTTCTATATTCGCGTTGTTCATAGTGTATTGATTTATGTATGTTTTTAATGAAGGGCGGCTGATTACCGCCCTTTGTTATTTATTAAAACGGAAAGCCGTCATCTTCTGCTTCTGCTTCAGACTCGGCAACAAATGCCGCCGCTCGCTCAACCGAAATTGGCTTGCTGATTCTCGCAATCCACTCATCGCTCATCTTGATCTTATCTTGAATGAACTCGGGCAGCTGATTGAATACATCCTCATCATGCTCCTCGGTGTTGTAGCAAAGTGCGCTGTTAAATGCAGGAGGGCAAACCAATCCTTTTGGCACTGGAGACATGCCGATGATATTCGCATAAGTTGCATCTCCTTTGGTCACATGCGTGATGTTAACCATGCAAGGCTTTCCAAGTAGCGTGAAGATGTCGAAGTTCTCCGCGATCTCATTGCTCATTTTTTTGCCTGCCCATGATTCGATGTCGCGGCGAAGCACTGCCTTCTCGTTCATCGAGAGGTTGTAAATGCTGCGAGCATAGAAGGGCTTAAGGCCATCGCCACGTTCGAATTCGTGGAGCTCTGTCGGCAGTTCAAAGATGAACTGCACTTTTCTTTTTTTGCCTGGAAACTGTCCTGTTTGCATTGTAGTTCCGAGGTCTACGATTTGGTAACATCTTGCAACAAATGCCCCTTCCGGTGCGATTGCTCGGGAGGTGTTATTCCCTGAGGGTGCTTTTAAGCCCATAGTTAAATTGATTAGAATTGATTTATTAATTGTTTAAAAGATACTTGAGTATTGTGCAATGTCTTCTGATACATCTTGAAGAACTCGCCGACATCGGAAGGATGATAAGTGCGAACCGATTCGTGTAAGCCTTGAGTCATCTCCTTAGAGTACTGGCGAACAAGTACAAGTGATGTCTTGTCGCATCTTTGGAAGAGCCCTTGGTGGCAACCGTCTTGAACGATTGTTAACATGATGCCTGATAAATGATCGTAGTTGAAGAACTGCGTGTTGTCGTGTGATTTGAAAAAAGTGTTCATGGATTGAATGATTTATGAGTGAATGATTGAATGATTTATTTTTGATTAAATATTCTATTAGCTTCTCTTACAGACATTGTACTTTGAAACCAATAATGATTAAAACCATGTGCTGTTACTTTGTACTGCCCTTTTTTTTTTTTAAAAAGAAAAACTTTACCTTGATAATTTTTTGCTGTTGTCATGATTGAATGATTTATGAGTGAATGATTGACTGATTGGTTGACAAATGTACAGCTTTATTTTGATTGCGCAATAGGTAATTCTAATAAACGCAATTATTTTTTACCTCGCTTTGCAAGTGCTTGATAGTTAACCAAATAAAATTGCTATTATTTTGCAGTCACACCTACGGCCACACCAATCAGCATCCCGACTCCCAACTTAAAGGCAGTTGTTTGATGCCACTTCTTCTCTTCCTTGATGTAGATGTTCTGCATTCCGGTGATTGTGACATTCGGATTGTCGACTCTCATGCGGACCACTTTGTCCTTCTTTTTAAGCAGCTTGTTGAAGAAGCCAGTGCGCATGGTATCACCAACAGCATAGGTAAACTTCGCAGGGATCACGAGTGAATCAATCTGCAACCACCCGAGGCGATTGATCATGCCGCCGATTGTATACCACTCGGTTGTTTTTAGGAATGGCTTGCCTGTTCTTATCATTGGATAGTTGTTCACCATCACAGTATCGCCAAGTTTGATCTGCGTTTTTATGACGGTCCTTGTTTCAATCTTCACCACCTCCGATGCGTTCTTGACTTTCACTTCGAGCTCTGCGATTTGCTGCGCTTGTTTGGCTGCATCTGAGCCACTCTGTGCGATTATCTTCTTCTGCGAGGCGATAAGTACGCTGTCCTCATATATCGTATGCTTTAGACGATAATCGTTAGACACGTTTTCGCCGCAAGATTTAAGCAGCAAAAATACAAGTACAATGATTGCAATTAAATAAATCGTTTCAGTTCGTACAGATGCCATCTTGAATCAGTTTTATAAGTTGTTTGGACGATTCCCAAAATAATCTCTTATCCTTCAGCTCTGCTTGCAGTATTTGCAGTGCCACGCATACAGGCATTCCTCTCTCTATCACATACCAAGCGGCAACATTAACCAGTCTCTTATCCGCTTCTTGCTCTGTCATAACTCGCGAGCTGCTTTCTTAACAAGTATCTTGATTGCAGCATCAAGCTTGTTGACTGATGTGTTAATCATTGAGAGCACATCCTTCTTGTCGAGATCGCTTGCACCTTGGTGCTGCATGAGCATCTGAACAAGCCCTGCGATGTTGGTCAGTGGCTGCCGGATCTCATGGCTCAACATAAAGCGGAACTCCTCAAGGAGTAATCTTTGCCGCTCATAATCATGCGAGCTGATGGATGTCACATCGACAATCTGAATGCCGACAAAATGAAGTGTTTCGCCAATGGCGAAGCAGTTCCAAACATTGTATCTGTCGCTTGCGTTCTTCTGCCGAGTGCGTGCATAGACACGCGATGGCTCAGGCGCATGCTTGCGAGCTGTCTCAATTGCTTTGATAAAGTCTTCCTTGTCACCTTCGATGCTTATGATGTCGGTGATTTTGGATGGCTTTAAATGGCTAACGTAATTCTTGAACAGCTCATTGTTGGTCACAATCTTGCCGTCTTGATTCGTCACCACATAGAAGAGGTCAATGGAGTTTTCTAAGATGAATAGCGAAGACATTGCTTGAGTTCGCTACAAAGGTTAGACCAGGCATCAATAGAGCTCCATGCCCATTGTGCTGTGAGATAAATGGTAAAAGTCAACAGCATGCCCATCACTGGCCCATCCATTGTCGGCTGATATTCGCGGAACTCAGTGCGAGGCTTGATGATAATCTTCTGCTCGGGCTTGGGCTTAACCAAGAATGCAGATTGCGTTGGAGTGATGGTATCGCTTGCGTAAACTTTTGTCATCGTGTGTCGCAGTGGCATTGGCTCATCGGCAGCAATCTCGAAAGTTTGCCCCCATTGGTTAGTGCAATAGTGCTTGCCAAAGATAGTGAATTTCTCCATCGATTGATACACTATCTGCGGCTCGATGTGAATTGTGTGGTGATGCGTATGGACCTTGCAGCCAATACCCACCACGCAACCCTCATCGATTGTAGTATACGTTGAGTCTCTGCCTTCATCCATTGTCGCTTGCTTTAGGTATGTATCCTGCGGCCACCATTGCTGCCACTATCGCTGCAAGTGTCTCTGTTGATATCTGCTTAAAGATTAAAGCAAACACAGAACTGAGAATCACCAAAGAGCCAATTGTCGGTCTCCAGTGCTTAACGATAATATCAAGCACTTGCCGAAATTTGCTGACTCTTCTTGCCGCCATAGTAGGTCAAACGATTGGTGTAAAATATAGTTGCGCCTCTTTCTTGCGCCTTCTTACAAGTCCGGTTGAAACCTCGCCGCCTGCCCTGTTCCACTTAAGGAACTCAGCTGCAATCTTCGGGTCGTTTGGATTTGCTTTGATAAATCTCAACAGCTGCGATTTAGCAAGGTTAGCCGGACCGAGGTTGAAGCAGAAACTTACAAGCGCATCGAACTGATTCTGATTCACCTTTGTAGTGTTCAGCAATCCAATCACGCTGCCCTCGAACTCCTTAAGGTGATCCTTGAGAAGTTGCGCCGCTTGTGCATTGGTGATTGTCTGCCCGAGCTTAACCTTGCTACCGTCTGCGTAGTATGTTGCGCCATATCCAATGGTCGGCACTCCTGCGCTGCATAGGTAGGAAGTTAAACGCAAGCCTTCAAACTCCTGTATGAGTCGGATGCCGTTGTTAGAGGACTTCATATTGCAATTGTATTACGCAGTATTGCATATTAGCATTGACATTGGCTGTAGTAATACCAATATAGCAAGTATTGTTGGTTACTTCTGCGTAAATATCAAGCCCTACAATCTCTGCTAATGATGTTCCATTAACCGACCACTGCATCATTCCAAATAGCTGCTTTGAAATTGTGAAGTTGGATGCCACTGGTAGCGATAATTCAAATGAGCCAGTTGTTTCTAATGCATCCATAGTAATCTCTAACTGAATAGAGCAATTGACTATGCTACCCACTTTGATAAATGTTGCAGAACTAGGTGTTGCAATTATGCCATTCACCTCTCCACTAACTGTCGGAGTATAAGTGCCACTTGACAAGATGTTTCCCAATTCAATCTGCTTGGATGTTCCTTGAGGGGATTGCGATGTGTCGCTAACATCAACGATATAAAGTAAGTCTGCATCAACCGCTGTGGTCAATGTACCTAAGTCTGTAATTTTTACGCCTGCCAT